TTACAATTGCAGCTACTTTTAATCTTAATCCAGGATTGGCTGCCACGTTTCCGTGGTTGTCGACTCAGGCTTCTAATTGGGAACAATACCATTTTAATAAACTTAGATTTTGCTATTACACTAGATGTGCAACTACAACTCCAGGTTCGATTATTATGGCTCCCGACTATGATGCTGCTGATGCAGCACCGTCAACAGAACAGATAGCATCAAGCTATCGTGATACTGTTGAAGAAGTTCCGTGGGTTGAACAATTCTGTTGTGAATTAGATCCTCTTGCAATGTGTGACGGTGTCAATACTAACCGTAAGTTTACGCGCTCAGGCACAGTTTTAAGTACAGATATTAAGACCTACGATGTAGGTAATCTGTTCTTATGTACCACTGATGGTACAGGTGCTAACTGGGGTAAACTATGGGTTGAATATGATGTCGACCTTTTTGTTCCACAATTACCTCCAACATATGCAACATTTGCTTCTGCAAATATTACAGCTGCTGGTGCTATTTCTAAAACTAATATTTTAGGAACTACACCAGTGTTTGTTGGAAATTTAAATGTAACAGGGAGTGGAATGACTCTTACCTTTAGTCAGGTAGGACAATTTCTAATTTCTGCATATTTTACTGGAACAGCATTGTTTGCCGTAGGGCAACCAATATGGTCGTCAACTGGAACCATCAGTAATGATGTTTATGCAGTGACTCCTAGTACACTTAATGCTTTAGTGTCGGTCCGTTTAACTATTACTAGTACAGGTCAAACTGTAACTTTAGTGGATAGTGGATCTACAGCTATAACTGCATGTGTTATAAGTATTGCATCTTATGCTGTTGCAAATGGTGCTCTTTAATAATTATTACTTTTATATTTTGTTAGTGAAATGTACGCGCTGTACTACGGCGTACATTGGGAAAATGATGTAGTAGCTTTACAAATTATCATGTGTGTGTTCAACGAATACCCCACTAAGACTAAACCTGATCTCGTAAAATCGAGCGGTAGTAGTTTAGCAGATACTGTGAAGACTAATATGAAACTTGAAGGACCAT